AAAACCAGATTCAGCCAACGCATCACACATCGGTAACCCCAACCCACCTTCATCCCCGTAAATCTCATCAGCCACCAACCCATGACGATCAAACAAATTAATCAATCGCCCAATGGTCTTGTTCGTGTCCCGCTCCTTCCAAGTGTCCAATTGCGTGATCTCATTGCCTTCCCGCAAACAAAACACCGTCTCATCCCCGCCAGCCGCGAAATCCACAAATGCCACCCGCATCCCATCCTTCCTCTCCGGCGGTTCCTGCAAACACCCCTCCAACTCCCTCAAACCCAACACCACCCCATCCGCCGAGTCATCCACAAACTCCCCATAGATCATCGAACGTATCAACGGACTCTTCTCGCCATACGTCGATATCTGCTCGTCAATCCAATCCTTGGTCAAATGAGGGCAATCAAAAGCCGTAACCGTAAATGTATCCCACCTCTCCCGATGCTTCGTGAACGCCTCATAAAAATACCCAGAAGCAGCACCTGGACTGCTCATAATCAATATCCGGCTGGGCTGACACCTCTCCATCGCATGAAATATCCCATCCTCACACGCCTTCGCCTCATCCACAATAAACAACAAATTATCTGTCGGCCCCTGCCTGTGCCAACCCTCCGCCTTATGCGGATCACTAGCACTAAACCCAATCGCCCGCGCACCATTCACAAACCTCAACCCACTTTGTGTTACCTCAAACCCCTCCCCTCCCGTCATCGTCTGTACCCCACGCTTAATGCTCGGCCATAAAGCCGCCTCAATCTGCCGGAACACACCCGCCGTACATACACACAAACTATCCGGAAAATTCACAACGTGCCACAACACCGCACTAGCCGCCACCATACTCGTCTTACCACTTCCATTAGCCGCCTTCAACGCAACACGACTCCCCTTATAATTCAAAGCCTCCAATACATTGAACTGCCAAGGATACGGACTCTCACCCATCCACCTCTCCGGAAACCACTGCAAGTCATACTCCTTGCTAACCGCATCCTTCGTAGGCTTGGGCTTATTCTTGCTACCCTTCGGGCGACCTCTTTTTGTTGGTGCTGATTCGGAAGGGGGGGCAGCAATAGCAACCACGGGGGGGAGGGGGGTGGCCAGGTCACGGTGGTGGTCTGTTTCTCCGGATTTCATGGCTTATTTTCGCACAATAACAGATATATAGAGCGGATAGACACGCCAACCGGATTACGATTGAGTACTGTTTTTACGGGGTGATTTGGCAACCTTCACCTGCTCTGCGGGCCGTTTGGCTTGCGATGCCAGCACGTTTTGCAAGTTAATTTGTACGCTTTGAGCCGGTTGGGTGGAAGGTTGAGCAAATTGGGAACCGTTGCACCGTTCCAATAGCCATGCCGCCGCTTGCCATGACTTGGCCGCATGGGTTTGAATCACGGCAAGGTTGTTTTTTATGCCTTGCGCTTTTGCACGCTGCAACCTTCCCCCTATCCCATCATCCCTTTTCATGGCGCGGGATAATGCCGCTTCCGATATGCCAAGCAAACCGGCAACCCTAGATTGCGGGAAGCCTAATTTCATGGCGTCTTCCGCTTCCTGCAATTGCTGCTCGGAAACCGTAGAGAGTGCCTGTTTTCTTCCCCTCTTTGCTTCCGGTCTGATTATGGTGAGTTTATCTGGCATACTATTAGCGCGTGTATTTAAAAGACAATAGGACGGGAGAATCCAGCGCAAAATTCAATGTGGATAAATAATGACAAAAGATGTTACCTTTTGGGTTGCTAATAATGCTAGACACTGGTAGACATAGGGAAGCGCAAGCAATGCGCCGTTAACACTAGGACACAATGAAAAAACTACACCACAAACAAGCACAAAGAATCGGCAAGGGCGGGCGCATTTGCCTTTGGAATAAAATTCTGCTCGATACCGGCTTCACATTTGGCCAAGCAATCGAGATTGAGCAAACCGGCGCAAAGATCAGCATCCGGCCGAAATCGGATGCGCGGCGCAAGGTTTCTAGCGTAATGAATCACGGCAACAAATTACCCGTGATCGATTTGAAGCAAAACAAGTCAATTGATATTGCCGCATTGGGAAATTCCGGCGATGCCGTGGAAGTTTTATTTGCCCGCAATCTAATCACCATACATCCGAAGGCATAGAATAAGACAAACAATCCTAGGTTGGCGAATCCCTGCGGACGCGCGGCCAGCCTAGGACAACTGAACGCGCTACCGGCTCCAACCGGCCCGCAGGGAGAATCTAGGACATATGAAAAAGACAACCGGCGCAAGCCAATATCACCCCCGCGTGCATTTTGTGCGCAAATCATCCAACCGCAAAACCGGCCCGATACCCGTTAGCACTACGGCAAGTGATTCGTGTCCGGATGCTTGCCCGCTCAAAACGGGCGGATGCTATGCAAAGGGCGGCCCGCTCGCCATCCATTGGCGCAAGTTAGATAAAACCGCGCAATCCACCGCGCGCGAGTCATGGACTAATTTCCTGGAAAACGTGGAAGCGTTACCGGATGGGCAATTATGGCGGCACAATCAAGCCGGTGATTTGTGCGGCGTGAATAACAAAATATCCGCGCGTTTCATTCGCCAATTGATTAAGGCCAACAAAGGGCGGCGCGGTTTCACTTACACTCACAAGCCGGTTGACAATGCCAACGCCACAAACCGGCTCAACGCCAAACTAGTGGCGGAGTCCAACGCCAACGGTTTTACCGTTAATCTATCAGCGGATACGGTAACGGAAGCGGACGAATTGGCCGCGTTGAATATCGGGCCGGTTGTCACAATCTTGCCGGAAAAATACGGGCGCAAGGCGAACAAAGGCGAATTCACAGAATCTCTTGCCGAATACCGCGAGCGCACCGCGGATTTGCCGCGCACTACTCCGGACGGGCGGAAGGTTGTCGTTTGCCCTGCTCAATACCTTGACGCCAAAAGTTGCGCCGATTGTAAATTATGCAGCCATGCCAGCCGTTCGGCAATTGTTGGATTTGCGGCGCATGGACAAAGCAAACGCAAGGCGACCGAAATTGCCAACGGAAAGGGCGCACAATGATTTTTGCAATAATCCTATTTTGGGCCATTCCATTTGCCTTAATCATTGCGGCATCATTGCCGGATGATTGCGACAAAGCGGCGAACGTAAAGCGCAAGTGAATGGATCACGGCGGGCCGGTTCAATATCGGCCCGCCCTATCCGGTCACACCGGCAAACAAAAAACCAGGAAAACTAGGACAAACAATGAAAACTAACAAAGCAATCCAGCGCGCCGAATTATGGGCCGCGAATATTGAAACCAAACGGCGCACAATGCATTTGCGCGCCCGTGAGAATCACGCCAAACCGTTAATCCTACCGGCTCCGGAAATTGTGCGCGAGGCAATGGCGGGCGTGTTTAATTCCCGAACCGGCAAATTTTTGGCCAACGCGCCAAAATCATCAGCCAAACCGTTGGCCCATGTTTTGCACAAGCAAATTTCATGGCATGGCGGGGGCGGCAATCTTGGCGGGCCGTTTGCCATGCAATGGACTTGCAACGCCATTGCCGAACGTCTTGGACTATCAATCACGGGCGGCGAGCTATTCGATCAAATTGACACGCTAGCAATCGTAATGCGGGCCGGAAAATCCAACGCGCTTTCAAATTGGGCGCGCGTTTTAGGTTAAACTTTAAACGGAGAAAAAACACCATGAACACTGATAATAGAATCCTGGTAGAGACTCAAGGCGACAAATTGATTTTGCGCGAGTACTCTAGCCAACCAGCAAAATTGCTTGCCGTAATGCCTGAACAAAATCGCGCTCGCGCTAATCTATTCGCGCTCGCGCCCGATCTATTACGCGCGGCCCAATGCGCGCTTGCGGCATTATCCCAACCAGCCACCCATAAAGCAGATATTGCGCTCGCGCGGGAATCACTCGCGCGCGCCTTGAATCAAATTGAATTGGAACTGCCCATAAAATCTATGGAAGTTTTGGAAGAATTGGAACGAATCGAAAAATCAAATTAATACCATGAAAACTGGAAAATACGATCAAATCACATTCGCGCATCCGGATTATGAAATTGGATGCGGCGGTAATGAATCGCCCTTTGAGTGGGGACGCAAAACATACCTTTATGTTTGGAACAAAAAGCAAAAAGTCCATGAGTACTATTGCTTTGAAGATGACTTGTTTTACTCCGATACATCAGTCCCATTTATTGTGGATAAAAAATGGCCTTGGCCAAATGAAAGATAACACCATGAACTACAGCAAAACATTAAGTGATCACTCTCTCGCGCTATACGCGCGCTTTAAGGAATCCCATCGCGCGCTCACCGATTACGATTCAATGCACAAGGCCGGTTTATTGCCTTGCCTATTGGGCTATAAATTGGGCGATCTTCGCGCGATTCACGTTTACGAAGGCGGTTTGCATATCCACGAATTGAATCCCGAACGCGCGCCAAAATCATCGCGCGGTGTCTCGGTCATTGAATGCTTCGGATGCGAGGTAATGAATGATTCGCGCACGGCAGAAACGCGGGAGGAATTGGAGCCTATGCTGTTTGACTTCTGGATATCTGAAGTATTCTACGCGCTGCCTTGGCTGGATCAGTTCGCATGGGCCGGACGGTATCCGGAGGATTTCGACCATGACCAGAGAATCCGGATGCTTTCATGGAATGACCCCAATGGAGAGTACCAGGATATAGATGATGAGGGTGAGTCTCTTGAATTATTGATCAAAACCATTAAGGAAAATGTATTGAGTGTATGAACGATCCCACGCTAAAAGAATTGCCTAAAAGCAATTTTACCCGCCCGTTGAAATGCGTTATTTGGCATATTTACCAAACCTCTATTGATAATCCGCAGACAGTTTTTCGGCTTAAAAAGATTGATCAATGCGGGCGGGACGTAAGGTTGTCTGATGTTAAAAGACTGAACCATTATCGGGCTATTAATCTCCAAAAGGAAATGGATGATTTTTACTGGATTGAAATCTACCGCGATAATTTTGAAAAACTAATAGAGCATGATCGCGAGTTAACCGCGATGCGCGATAAATACCGAGAAATGCGAGAAATGGAGATTTTGATTAATATTGGAGACTCACTTTTAGGAATGTACAAGAAAATAGGCATGGCCCGAACCGGATATATAAGAGTCGCAGAATATTTTAGGAAAATTAATGAATTAGACGGGAAGTCCTAGCCTGTTTGATTCAGTCACACGGGCCGGAGGGTAGAAATTGCCTTCCGGCCCTTTTACGTTTTAACACCTTTTACTACCCTGCCCGCCCTCATCATGCTGTTCTGTTATCAAAATGGCTTGTAGGCCCATTTACGGGCCATTACGGGCTACGCCTGTACGCGCATCAGAGTGTCTTTTCTGCTGCTAGGATTGAAATGGCATCGGGGATGTGACCATTGGCCGGTTCATCACTCGCGATGCATAGCACGTTGTCGCGAAGCCTGTCCTTGATCATCTGCTCCTGCTCGCGCAAATGCCGGACGCGCTCCGGATCATCCGGCTTGCCCCAACTGATCACACTGCCCATCGCGTCCCTGCCCGCCTTCCGGTAGACATCTTTGATTTCCTCGGCAATGGCATCCCGCTCGCGCTCCAATGCGATCTTGTCAGCGGTGGACAATTTGCTGGGGGGATTAAGGGGGGTATATTTTGTTTTATTTTGTTTTGTTTTACTAGGTGGACGATTGCTGCTTTTTTGCTGCCTGTTTGCTACAGCATTGCTATAGCTTTGCTTACTTGCCTTACCTCCTAATGCACCTGCTTTTCTGCGCTTTTCCCGAAGGTCGGTGACCGATTTTCGAACCTCCTCAAGCCGATGGTGGCGAACACGATTTTCATCGTCTATGTAGAATTTGGGCAGAATTTGTTCCAGTTTTGATGTAGAAACGCCCGCCAAACGCGCCAAATGTGATTTGCTTTTCATCGGAATCCCATCGTCCAGCCATGAATGGCAGAGCAGTCTCATGTACGCGCCTACCTCCGCCGGACTCATCAGCATGGTTGAGACTAGGAATGATTCTGGATAGAATGGGAATTGAAACAGTCTTTCATCTTTGTCTTTCATATCATTTTACTTTCAATGTTTTGCCCCTCTCATGGGCCATTACTTTTCTGAAAATTAATAGGCGCACATCCTGCTCAAGCTCATCCTTCCAATCCCTGGATATCTGGCTCACGCCCTTCTTGTATCGGTTAGCGGTCTGCATCACCTCTTTGGTGACTGCGGCATGGTTTAATAGGCTCATATTTGTGCAGGGGCGAATAGCGGCCCCGATAGCTGACTGGACTCCAGATTGAACGCTAAATGGCCCCTGAAGGGGTTCAGGAAGCGTTGCTCGACCTCCAGCAGTGCTGCTTGTAATTCAAACGTAGAACCGTCCCTACGGCTCCGTATTGTACCCTTCGGATATTCAGTGCCAAAGGCCAGCGCATCCTCCTTCGATATCCACCCGCAGACCTCCAGCGTGGATGAGTCCTTGATGAGCGATTGGAAAATCAGCACCTCGGCATCCAGATGCGCTTGTGCCAGTACAAAATTGTGAACGAAGTCTGGGGCTACCGGAACCTTCCGGCCCATTGTCTTCACATCCGCCTTCAGACCGTCCAGTTCGATGTCAAACCCGCCATCATACCCCCCTTTGAGCGTGGGCCAATAGCCGGTGATCAGTTTCTTAAAGCATATCTCGCCTAACAGGCCGGTGTATTGCCGGTTACGGTCACCATCGAAATGCCCGCGATTACCCATATTGTTTTGGGCAAGGAAGAGCCATGCATATTGCTTGGCGATCTGCGGGATTTCGAGTTGCAGGATCATCTGAATGCGAGTCGAAGGCAAAAGGCGAAGAACGCCAGTGCCAGTAAAATATCAATGACGAGAGATAGCCGGTTCATCGGTCTGACAAATCCTTGTAGTAGCGCATCTGTTTCTCCAGCGTCTCCAACTGGCCCTTGTAATAATTCTCCATCTGTCCGCGCCCAATCCGGTAGCCTAAAGTCCAGCCCCGATCATACTCACTAATAGGCTCAACTTGCCCGTCCACGCTTTCACTCGCTTCTTTTTCAATTCGTTCTTCAGCCATTCGTCTTTACTCCCTGTAATGCCAATCAAAGCGCAGTCTACTTCGCTCCGGCTGGCGTCCTTGTTAATTAAAGTCCTGCGGGCATAATCCTCCCAAAACTCTATTGATCCTGCTTGCACCTTGGACATTCCCATTCCCCCCGTTCCTCATCCCACTCCATCGCTACAGGCTCAAGGCCATGAAAGCACAATGGTGGATCATTCAATTCGTCTTCACAAAAATCGTAGTACTCTGCACCTTTCATGGATTCACCTCGATGATCGTTTTTTCTTCTTTGCGCGTTTTGACTTTCTCTTGGCGGCAGATGACTTCGATGTGCGCCGTTGTATCGTCCTCGATGATGCCCGCGTAGCGGAGCGCGTCGATGTGGTATTTCGGCGTAAGGTTATCTGGGTCAAGCAGTCGAATCCGGCGGCTTGTAATGCGAACCACACTTCGTTGAACAACTCCTCCTTGAGCTTCTTCCGCGCCCACGGATTCATGCCGAATAGCCGATTCAGGCTTGGTACTCTGCTTGGGCATTCGATATATACCTTATGCTTTGACACGCTCGACATGAGGCATTTGAGGGATGACAGATTCGCAATCCAATTCCTTGGCGATCTCATTGATCAAGCCGGTGAAGTAACGGTCACGGTGAACCACAATCCGGCAAGCGACCCGCTTTAGCGAATGGATGATGGCAGCGTGATGACAGTCGAAGTGTCGGCCAAGCATAGCCAGGTGAATGCCAAGATGTTCAGCGCACAGATACCAGACGATGTGCCGAGCATCCACGATAGGTTCCATGCGGTTCCGACCCAAGATGTCCTTTCGGGATATGCCGGTATGCTTTTCAACCACATCGATAATGTGATCGACCTCTTTTGCTTTTGATGGCGATAGTTTTAGTTTGGATTTCATTTTAGGTATTTGATTAGTTTAGAAATTGCATTTTGAGTTGTGACGGGGCATTTGGAGATTTTGCCGTCATGGCCATTTGCGAATCCATTCACTCCGCAGTTGTAGGCAGCGTAGAGTTCGCCAACTGACGGTTCGCGATCTAAAGCCTTCCATAGTCTGCCGTGGATCAAGCAGAGGTAGAGGTGGGCGTAATCAGATGCGATGCGCCGGTCATGGGCCTTGCTCCAATGGTAGACCGGCTTGCCCATCTTGATGCGCTCGGCATTGCAGTCGGCCCACGCCGCCTTGCCGAATTGCCATGCGCCCTTCTCTCCAGCCTTCCCTATCGC